GAAAGGGTGTGGCGCCATGAGAGGCCGTTTGTGCCGCCTGATGTCGCCGCGACCAGTCCCCAGGGGCGAGACCAGGGCGGGCGCCAGCCTGTAGTTGCGCCGTAGTAGACCTCGAGGCTGCCGGTGTCGAGTAAATAGGAAAAGGTGCCTACGACGGGCGAAACGATTGCTGCTGAGCGTGCCGCCGAGTTTGCGAATTGTGGAACGCTGTTGTCGCGCAGGTAGGTGTTGAAATTGGCAGCTGTTACTTCCTCGAGAGCTGCCCAGGTTTTGTATCCGCCCATGATTTTGCTCCTTATGCTTTGAGGGTGTTTGAGTAGTCTAAATAGCCGAGAGTGCCGCCGTTGAGTCTGAAAACATTGACAGCGTAATTCAGCGGGTGCGCCGCACAGGTGACGTACACCTGCCAGCTGTCGCTTGCAGCGTCATAATTGTGCGTGACGCCTACCGCTAAAGCTTGGGCGACTAGGCCTTCGGTGTTGAGGTCAATGACCTGGCCGATTCCGTCGGTGAGAAGCGCAGGCCATAACGCTGCGGCTATGTCGGCCGAGGCTTGCGGGTCGAGTACGACGTTGAGCGGTACGCGGTTCGGAATTTGTTTGTAGAAAAGCAAAGCCAGGTTCGCCCACCATGTTAAATCTGTAGAGCTTTGCAAGACTGTTTGATAGTTCCAGGTTGCGCGACCGTAGTAGTCAATGCTGTCGGTGTCGCTGACTCGAGTGCTGATGAGGCTATTTGTGCTTGTGGCGTTGATGTCGTTTCTGACGCGGTCATATGCGATGCCTGGCAAAGTAGCTGAGGCTAGGCCGTCGCACAGGTCGTCGTCGAGGCTGAACCATAAGCTGCGCAAACCTTCATACCAGGCGGTTGCGTAGGTTACGGTGCCGTCAGGTTTTAACGTCAGCAGGCCGAAATCGCTTACTACAGTGCGGTCAATAGCCTCGAGCGCCTGGGTGGTTCCTAGTGTTTGGAACATGGGCCGGCCGGCGCCAGGTAAAGCAAGCGAAATTTGTGTTGCGTAATTGACGGCCGTCATGATGTCTGCGATGCGTTGCGATGCGACCTGGCCGCCTGGGAATAGTGCGCTGCTGGGTAGTTCTGCTCGAGCTAGCCTGGTGAATAGGTCGCCAGCTGTGAACGTCGCGACGTCGTTTTCCCATTCAAGCGACCATACGAAGCCGGTGTATTGCACATAGTCGGTGCCGGCCCAGCTTGCTGATATGCGTAGGGGCATTCCGACGCGTAGTTTGTTCACTTTTGGTGACAGTGTGTTTGCAGGGTCGAAAACGCGGTCAGGGTCGTAAAGTTTGACGGTTGCGTAGCCTGGATTTACGCCGAGGAAATCGGTAGAGCTGGTGGCGCCGCGTCGCCATGAGCAGGCCATAACTTCGCAAGCGACGTTCTCGAATTGTGAGCTGTTGCCTTCTAAATAGTTGCCGGCATTGAGGCGGCCTAGTGTGGGATCGTTGAGAGTAAAGGCGTCATTGTCAGCAATCCACAATTCGACGCTGAGCGTCGGTAGTTTTGTGTTTGCCGGTCGACTGTAATAGCTCATCGTCAGCTATTCCAGGGGAAACGGCCGTTGCGCTGATAGTAGTCATCGAGCTGGTCGACAATGGCACTGCCGACGTCATATCCGTTAACGCCTGGCGGAATAGTCGCGTTGATAGTCACATTGACTGGCTGGATCAGGCCGGTGCCGAATCCGTTGGGGATAATTTGGCCGGCCTGGTTAGGTACGAAAAGCTCAGGGCCTTGCTCGCCGACGACGTAGGCCTTATTTGTGAACACTGAGCCGCCTAAAGCTCGAAAGCCGCCGAAAATATTCTCGAAAGTACCGCCGAGGAAGCCGCCGGCGCCGCCGAGCAGGTTTCTGATAAAGCGCAAAGCTCCGGCGATGGCGTCGCGTAGGCCGCCGATTAGTGTTTCCTCGACGAAGCTGATGATGCCGTCAGCTATTGCTTTGCCGATTGAGCGGGCAAGGCTAAAGGCTGGCAGGACTAAATCGGCGACAGTTACGGGATTGCTGAAAATTCGGCCGAAAGCTGAAGGCAAGGTACCGGCAATGTATCGAATTACGCCGTCAATGAAGCCGCCGACGAAAGCTTCGGCTACGTTGCTGCCTGATTTGTTTAAGCTCTGTACGTTTTTGCCGTCGGTGCTTGCGCTGTCAATCGCTCCGACTACCTGGGTGAAGCGCTCGAAAATTGACGGGATACCGTTTTCAGGGTCGCCGTAAATAACTTTGAGCAGCCATTCGCTTGCCCTCGCTGACCATTCGCGAAAATCAGGCACGTTTTTGTTGACCCAGTCGGCTACTAATGTGCGCAGGCCATTGAGATCGCCGCCCCAGGTTTCTGCAAGCCTGGACCATACGCCGCTGATGCCGCTTTCGCTGAAGCGTTCTACAATGGTTGACGCGACGCCTACCAGGTCTTGAAAGATTGGCAGCAATTTTTCGCCGATTGCGATTTGTAGGTTATCTAGTTGCGCTCGCAGTACCTGGCTTTTGTTGCCTAGCTGGTCCTGTTCGCGTGCGAAAGCTCCGGTGGCTGTGGCGCTTTGTTCCTGTAATGCTGCCAGGGTTCCGATGATGTTTTGCTGTGTTGTGAGCGTTCCGTTGACTTCCTCGCCTGTTTTGCGAAAGTAGGCGGCCTTGACGCTTGCATCGTTGAGCAGGATTCCGAAGCGCTCGATGGGGTCGCGTTCGCCTCGAAAAGCTGAGCCGATGGCGTTGATCGCGTCCTCGACGGGGATATCGGCGAAGGCGCCTAGATCGGCTGCGAGCTTTGTGAGTTCTGTGGAAAAGTTGGCCGCCTCGCGGCCGTTGAGTCCTAAAAAGCGGGCATAAACAGCAAAGCGGTTAGTGGCGTTGATTGCTGCTAGTTCTGATAGGCCTAAGCCTTTGGCGGCTTGCTCGGCCCACTTTTGCAGCTCGCCGGCAGCGCCGCCATAGTTTTGCTGAAGGGTACCGAGGGCAGCTGACAGGTTCGCTGCTTTGCCTACGCCGTCAGCCAGGGCGCTCGCGGCTGCTGTGGCACCTTGCGCGAGTTTGTCGATAGCAAAGGTGGTGACTGCGCTTGATACGCCGGCAGCGAAGCCGGCGACCTTCGCGCTGAAGCCGTCAAGCTCGTCGCGAGCTTTCCTACTGTCAGCGACGATGTCAACTTTGAGCCGCGCGGGTGTTCCTGCCATTAGCTTGCCTTGTTAGTTTCGGGGCCGATAGCGTCGATGATTTCGTTGATGCCTCGGCTGTAGATCGCTACCCATGTCGGCTCGAGCTGCCGGCCTGTGTCAACGATCCAGGGGTTAGGTGCAATAAAGAATTGCCTGTCGATTTTGCCGCGTATTTGTTTGGGTAGTTTTTGGGAGCTGCCAGGCCACCCCCAGTGGATAGCGCCGGCGTAGGGGACTGCTCGACCTACGCCTAGCTCGGCTAGTACCGCTCCGGTGCCAGCTCCTCGCACGTTGGCGCCTACTGTGACGCTGGCGCGTGTCCTGGTGGCGCTTGGCTTGTGAGCGAAAGCGAGTTTGCCTGTTTTGCGGGGTGCGTTGCGGGCCGCTGCTGTCGTTACCAGTGTCGCGATTGTTTGGTTGAGGTCTTTCAGGTCAGCTAGTTCGCCGTTGGCTTTTTTGATTGCCTGGCGTAGCTGTGAAGCTCCCTCGACTTTTAACAGCGGCCCAGCCATCGCTAGGCCTTCGTGATCGTTCCCTCGACGGGGAGCGAAAGCGAAAAGCTGAGCGGGTCGCCAGCTGCGCCGCCTGCCGGTGGTTTGCGGCCTGCGACTTCGCAGGTGAAGGTCACGCCGTTGATATCCATGACAGCGGTGAGCGTTGAGCCTGACGTTGAGGCGGTCCACAGCAGATCGCAAAGGCTGTCAACTTCGCCGAAATCCTGGTAGCCCTCGATTGCGAGCGCGTAGGTTTCCTGGTTGGCGGTGTAGGTGCCGCAGAACGTGCGAACCTGTGTTTCGCTGTTGCTGGTTTCGAGGCGGGCGTTTGAGAGCTGGCATTCATAGTCGACAGCCTCGAGCGACAAGGTGAGCGTCGAGATTAGTACGGGGGCGGGCATGGTTTCAGTCTCCTGTTGGGATTTTGACGGGGTAAGGGATTGTTAGACCTACTGCGAACACATTGGCGTCGCCGTAGCGGGCGGGTCCGATGTTGATTTCCTGGGCGAGCGGGCCGGCCCAGGCGATCAGTGTTTCGAGGTCGGTTTCTAGGTTTTCTACTGATGTCGGGTCAGCTGTTTGAGCTGCTGACATGACAGCGATTTTCAGGTTGTAGTTGTAGCGGGTATGGCCGCTGATGCTCACTGGTTGTATTTCGTCGGGGGCGACGATCACGCAAGGCACGATTGGAGCGCCTGGCGGGTACCAGCGGTACACCTTGTAGCTGGGGTAGAGCTGTTCCAGCTCGAGGGCTACCGCTTCGCGGGCGTCAGCGAAAACAGTCACGAAACTAGGCCTGACGTCGAAAGCCAGGGCGCTAACAGCACGCCGTAGCGCCGTATCAGCACAGTGTTGACAGTGGCCGGCACGTTTTCGATCCAGTTGACCTGCAAGGTGCCGTCGATTCCGACGCCGGCTTTGTAAAGCTCCGAAGCGATAAACAGCGCAGCGGTTACTACAGCGTCAGGCACAGCGTCGAGCGGTTCGCCTTCGCTGTCCTCGAGTGTTACCAGGCCAGCTATGGCTTCGGTCGCTGTCATTACAATGCGGTCGCCTACTGTGGCGTCAATAGGGGCGCCAAGCTGCTGCTCGAGCTGTTCTACTGTGATCCAGGGGTAGGCGAGTGACATGGGTCAGCTTTCGTAATAGTTCGCCGCGCCAGGCGATGAGTGGACCTGGCGCGGCGAGATTTTCTAGGACAGGTCGCAGTAAGCGAAGGCGCCAGGGTATCCCACTGACAAAGCGCCGTAGCCGTACACTCCGAGGTCGATTCCGAGGATCGAAACGTCGACTGCGCGGATTTCGACTGGTTGACCTGCGCGTTCCCACCAGGTAGCGCCGAGGCTTGAGCCTAATAAAGCATGGCCGGCCGGAAGGTCGCGCTCGAGGTAGACAGTGAGGCCGTCTGCGCTCATGGTCGGGGTCATGCTGCCGAATTGTACGCGGCCGTCCCAGAAAGCTGGGCGGTCCGAATCAGCCAGGCTGATCCAGGCGGGCAATAAATCGGGAGCGATAGCCAGGAAAAGCGGGCCTGGCGGGGTTGCTGAAAAATCGAGGGCGCCGATCAAGCCGCTGACGATGTCGACTGGTGACGATGAGCCTACTGTTGTCGCTCCGCCTGCTGCTGTAATGAGG